AAGCGTTGTATGCCACATAACCATTATCACTTGGTGTTGTAGTATCTGTTAATGTATTATTTATTATCTGAGTATAAGCACCAAATCCAGATGTTAAACCAAATCCACTTATAGAAACAGTAACATATTTTGATACAGATCCTATACTAGTTGATGCTGAATTTGCCGGTAATGATTTTACCATTACCATACTAGGTACAAAAGAACCTATACTAGTTGATGCACTAAATCCTATAAGAGATTTAGTTTCCGTCATGGAAACACTTTCATTACCAAGTGCAGTAATTAAAGAAAAACCACTTATCATTGCAGCGTTTCCACCATATAATGGACCTACAGATGATGTAACAGCATAACCTGTTAATCCCTTTATCATACTTCTTGATAAAGTATTATTAGATGAAGTTGATGAAATACCAGTTACACCAACATTAATTACTTGTTGTGGTGTAACTGTATTTTTACTTAATGTTAAGGAATTACCAGTATTAGCAATATCAAATTCCTTGTCAAGTTGACCAACAGAACCTGTTACAGAATTTCCTGTATTTGCAATTGTAAAATATTTTTCCAATAAACCAAAATTTGATGTTAATTGCTTACCAACTTGAGCTATTTGGAACCAAACACCAACTGATCCTGTAGATGTAGTAGCTTCTCTTCCTACTAACGCAACATTAAATTGAACACCATTAGTTCCATTAGGTCTAGTAACCCAATTATTATTTGTAGATGTTGTTACATAAGTAGCATTACCATTTTCATAATTCAATAATTTACTAAAATGTAACCAATGACTATCACTCATTGTAACTTTGTCATCAAACTTTAAATTTGAAGATTTAATTACTAATTGAACAAATTCATTTAAATTAAATTCATTAGTAATAGAATATTCACCAAATAAAGCATTACCTGTTGGATGAACTAAAGTTTTAACAAATGATTCATATTTACTAAGTTGCTCATCTATTTTAAGAACATATGCAAACTTTTGAAAATATTTACTATCTTGAATATAAATATTATCACTAATAAATCCTTCATTAGTTTTAAAATATCCTGTGTATTTTGCTTCTGCTCCTATTGTAATATAAAGAATAGAAATATCTTCTTCATCAATTATAGTACTTGAATATGTTGTAGAATTATTAAATGTCTGTACAACATCACCTACATATAATGCACCAATAGCAGGAGTAGCTATATCTATATTATAGTTTGGTCTTGTAATAACACCATAATCTATAAACTCCTTGGTATTATCTCTAATTGTAGCATTCCAATCAATTGGACCTGAACCAGAGAATGATAGTGTAAATGGTAATTGTGAAAAAGTAATCTTACGTGCTTGATCTGAAGTTATATACGCATAAAAATTAGTTTCATAACCAATACCAAAGGATATAAATTCGGCGGTTTTAACTGCACCAACACTATCTACTGACTTAATTTTTACAATAGATCCTATACCTTGGCCAGAACTTATAGGATATACTTGTCCTGATTTAAAGCCCTTTCCACCTGAAAATACATTTATTTTAGTAGTTGTGTATAATACATCCGCAACAAATTCATTTTGATAAAATATTTTATTATTTTCAGATATATTATTAAAATAATCTTTATCATAAAATAATTCTACTATTTGAGTGTCACCACTAATATTAGGATCAATCGCTTTGAAGCTTTTTATTGTTATTAAAAATGTACTAGTAGATGTTATAACACTAACCTTATTACCTACAATAAGATCAGGTGTACCCTTTGATACACGTACAAATATAGATTTGTCTTGAATCCATTTACCATCTGAAGGAATTAAAACACTATTATATGGATAATCTACAACAACATCTTTTTGAAATAAAATTCTGAATAATAATTTGAAAGCTGCTTCTGTACCTTTAGCACGATATAGTTCACGTATATGTTGTAAAAGAAATCTTTCATCTATAGGTAGATTAGGTAGATTAATCGCAATTTCATGCTTGAAATATTGAATAAATGAATCTAAAGTGTTATCAATATCTTTTAAACTTTTGTAATCTGTATTTACATTTGCCTCTAGAAATTCATAATATGCTTCCAAAAATGCAACAAATGTCTGGTAATCTCCCCGAATAAATTCAGGAAGTTGCCCAGCTACTAATGATGATAGTTTTGGTTTAATGTAAGACATTATGTTCTACTCGAAGCAAAGATGTAGTTTGTACCACCAGCAGTGTTACCATTAATTGTTTTATCGGATATTACGGTTACATTAACTTGAGCAGGATCAATTTGTACAATTTGAGTATATGCTGAAACTATATCATTAGATTGAGGTTTAATAGAAAGTTCAAAAGTAGAACCCACAATCATTGATATATTTAGATTGTATATATTAATAATACCTTTTTTATAATCTACACTTCCTATTTTAGAATTAACAACCGTTCTAACAGTTTGATTATAATAAAATAGAATCATATTACCTATACCGTCATCAACAAGATAATATACTTTTGTTGTATCACCTGAAATATAAAATCCTGTACTTAAAATCATATCTTCAGGTACACCTGAATAATATATTGGAGTGATTAAACTAATAGTATATTGAGCGGAAATATTATACTTAGGATATATCTTACGATGTAAAGTTAATGTAGTAATATTGTTTAGTATTGACGATTCAGCATTATCAATTAATTTACTTAATTTAGAATATCTTAAAATTCCATCAAACTTCTGTAAATCATTTTGATTATAAGTTTCAATTTCATTTTTTATAATAGTTTGTAATTCAGAAATAGATCTCGTAGTTTCTAACTCATTATAATAAACGGTAACTTCTAATTGTACATTAATATATTCGGCATCTACAATTACTGGAGTAACTGTAGTAACCTTTTTAGGTTTAATAATATTGTATAATAAATAATCTTTTTGTTGTTCAGTTAAGAAATCACCACTTTGTGGTTTTATACAAATAAATATTTTACCATATAGGGGTGGAGTTGCATCCTCTCCACCCCAAACAGTAACAGAATCAATATCAGCCATTTCAGAATATATTAATGCTTTATAATCATCTATAGTTACTGCTCTATCTTGAGCAGAGTAAACTCTAGGCGCATTAAATTTAATTGAATCTAAATTTTCAGATGCAGTTCCATTAGATGAGTATGAAATAGTAGTTATACTGGGGATACTAAATCCTGAATATAATGCATTTCCATTATATGTAAAAACTTTTGCATTATTAGCAGCATCTAGATTTGATACCATATAATGAATTTCAACCACATTTCCATTTTCTAAAGCAAATCCAATATTTCCATCTCCAAAGGTTAATTCATATAAACCATCATCTATTTCTTTTACCCAATACACATGTGAAGTATCATTAACATTTAATATTGATTCTGCTAACGTGTAAGTAGTAACATCTGAACTATTAATAGACTTATAACATTTAACAACTATTGAACTAGTATCTACATTTGCATTTGGTATAATATATCTTGTGCCTGTACCTTTAGTATATTTGTATGTTAATGGAATACCTTCAAATAATTCTACACTAGCAAATTCGTAAACATTCCTAGTATTTTTTGCAGCACTATAAGCAAATCTATTATAAAATCTATATGATTTATTATTAACTATTGTAGAAAAAGGTGAATAAGCAGGTAATGTAATAAGATGAGGAGAATCTACATCTCCTGATGAAGTCATACTTAATATAGCAGTAGAGCATGTAGCAGACCTTGGTGTATATCCTAAAGTTTTTGCTAATGAAACAACACTATTCCTTTTTCTTGCCGAGTCCAAGAACATTTCATTAATAGAAAGGTTATTGTAAATAGCATTATAATGGGTATTATATGCTAAAATATCAAGTAATACAGATAATCCAGATCCATCAAAATCATAATCCTGGAATGTGTCTTGACCTTTTAAAAATTCTTTTAAACTAGTTTTTATTGCATCAAAATCTAGTTCAGATACATTTATTTTTTTACTTGCCATTTTTATCGGGTCCTTTCCAGTACTAAATCTAGTTGTATTGGTCTTGTTGTATTTAAAATCGTGAAATAGATGGAAACATATACTGAATTATTATCAGGGGAAAGTGTCACAGTTATGTCATTTAAATTTACTCTTGGTTCATGATTAATAATAAGATCTATTAAAACTGCTTTTAAAGTATATGTTAATAAAGGGGTTGATAAATCAAATAATAATCTATGTATTGGAGAACCTAGTTCAGAATGAAAAGGTCTTTCATAGTTTTGAGTTAAAACTAGATTCTTTACCGATGCTTTAATTGCATTTTCATCATACCTAATAGACACGTCCCCTGTATTAGGATTAGCAGTAAAGTTTAAATCTAAATCTGAAAAAAGCCGAGTATTCCGTGACATTTTAATTTCCAATTAATATGTATTATTTATTCACAAAAACAGTTTACTTTTGTTTACTTTTGTGATATACTGGTTATACCAGGTTTTTCAAGGATATTGTTTATCCCTTAAGTCTTTATTAATTAAATCATTAACCAATGATTCAAATGTATAACCACTAGTTAATTTTACATACATG